TTCAGATTTTAGAGGGGTTCGTATAGCACCATCTTGCCATTCGTCTCTACGTCTACGACCTTGCTGTTCAATCGCATACGATTGTAAAGCTCTTTTAAAAGATCCTTCGTAATATTGTATCATATCTGGAGGACCTTTCAAGTAACCATATGCTTCTACCAGACATCCATATAAAAGTAAATCTTGATATTTATTACTTGTGTAAGTTCCATTTGTAGCTGCTGGGGCTACAGTAGGCTGTGTTGTATTGGTTAAACTAAGAGGTTGTTTGGTAAAAGCTAGGGTTATTGAAAAAGTTGCGTTTGGAGTAGGTGAAACAACCCAAAATTCTGCATCCCAATTAGCATAATATTTAGGAATACCTGAAGAAGTACTGGGTGTGTTGTAATATTCTGCCATGTAGGAAGTATCTCTTTTTTCTAAAAAAGTTTGTTCTCCAGCAGAATTAGTTAATTGAACATATCTAATAAATCTTAAATCTTCAGGAATAGTTACAAATCTATTTCCATTAATTAAAGACGAAGTAGAATAAAATCTATTATCATCAGAATCTGCATCTCTATAAATTCTATTTTCAGAATTTTTTATTATGGTATTTAAAAGATTATTTGTTAATACCGAATCATCTACTTCTGTATAGCTTCTAATATCATCTTGTAAGTTTGCTAAAGTGTATGCCATAATTACGGTGTTAGAGTAACTGGTCCTGCTGTAACACTCATCCCTCCTGATTTTTCAGTTACAGTAGGATTAATTCCTAAAGTAAAAGAATATGTATTTATATCTATCACAGTTATTGAAAAACCGGAAGCATTTTCGAATACTGTAAAAGCCACGCCTCCTGGACTTCCATCAACATTTCTAAATACAACTACATCATTGGTAAGTCTTCCATTAGAAGGTTCTGTAACAGTTATTGTTTGTGACCCTGAAATAATTTTAAAAGGATCTCCAGGTAATAAATTTGAAGTTGCAGGTTCTATTCTTGCAGGTCTTGATTTAGGAAGGCCTTGAGGATCTCCAGCATATCTAATAGGCTCTAGTTGAGGCTGTTTAGATTCATATTCACTAACGTGAACAAAAGAACCATTCCATTCAGTAACCATTTCCCTATATGGAAAAGCTAAACCTGACCTATCTGAAATTGCTAATGCGTATCTTCCTTTAGATAAATTAGACATTTGGATAATAAGTTTTAGGGGTTATAAAAGAACTAGATTCGGAACCATCCTCAGTTAGAGCTCTATTAAATTCATCTTCATATATAAGTTTTAAAGGTTGTAATCTTTCAGGTGCAAATTTAATTGCTAAATAATAAGCAAGTCCTGATACCATACAAGGTACAAATCTATAAGGTACATCTGCAGCATTAGTATAAGCTCCAGAATCTTGAATTCTATTTATGTAATAAAAATTTAAAAAATCTCCAACTTGTGAAGCTCCTGGAGTTAAATATACAGTAATACTTACTTTATCAATAAACCTTTGAACAAAGTATTGTGAAGTTTGACCTAAAGCTGTTTTATTAGAAAGAGCCTGATATGTAGATCTACTTATTTTTGTAAGAGGAGAATCTATAGAGGAACTATTTCGGTAAGAAGCTTCTAGTAAATCTCCAGCCCCATAAATAAAAGAACTATTATTAAAACAATTGTCGTCTGTTAAATGAGTTGCTGCTGCTGTATTGTTTGCCCCTCTAGTACATCCTGTAAACGTATTTGTAGAAGATGTAATTCCAGTGTAAGTAATTTGTTCTGTACCTATTAGTAAAGTACCTGTAGCTGGAAAATTTGAAACAGAATCTACAACAACTGTTGTTTGATTATTTGTCATGTTAGCAAATAATGGGCTAAACATAGCATCTGAAGTTCCGTCTGTTGCGGAACGAAAAATGTCGTAAGTATTTTTACCATTAACTAAACTAATAGTATTGTTTGCAATTTCCCAATAATGAAGACCTCTGTTTCCCCATTCTTGAAACATAATGTTTAAAGAACGTCTAGCTCCTTTTAATTGGTATCCAGAAACACCTTCAATACCTATTCTTTCGTAAGCTTCCTCAACGATATCTGCAATAGAAAAACCTTTTTCAAAAATAGTTGTTCCTGAAGTTATGTTAGCCATGATTATGTATAAATAATTGTTACACCTGGAGTATCTGTTAAATCTAAATATACACCCTCTTTAAACAGGATACCTGAACCAGGGACATAAATAGATAAACCATCTGTTCCAAATTTAAAAGTACAAAGTACAGTTCCTGAAGATCCTCCATCTCTTAAGACAACTACCGCATTAGCAATGCCTTCTGCTTGAATATAAGTTACCCTAGCTCTTTGAGTTGTAGGAACCATTTGACCATCAGCAGTTCTGTGTGCTACCGACTGATCGCTTGAAAAACTTGATCCACCTGACATATTATTTCTCCTATTATGTTAAACTTGGTCCAGAATATTTATCTGTAAATAAAGTATAAGCAGTTACATTAGTTTTAGTTTTACAAAAAATTCCTTTAGGAAATAAAATTCCATCTTGTGGAAAATTTAAAGTAAGTACATCTCCACTAGGAACATCTGATAATAATAAAGTAGTTCCTGAATTTGAAGTTGTTGTAAGTTCTAAAATACCTGCTCCACCGCCATCTGATGCAATTGATATTGCTCTCAACCTAATGGGTTGAGCAATTATTGCTGTAGCTCCGGCTGATGCATTTGATCTTGTTGCTTGTATATCTTGTGCCATATTATATCCTGTTAAAATTATGTAGAGCTCCCGAAGGAGCTCTACAAATTAATTATTATGCTTCTTTTGCAAATACACCTTGAACATCAACAACTGTCCAATGTGCTGTTGAATTTAAAGATGCAAGTACAACAAAGTCACCAACTTTTGATGTAGCTTTTGTATTAATAAGATCTTTGTTATCTACTAAAGATCCAGCATACAAAATACCATCATTAGCATTTGGGCTAATTGTTAAAGCATTAGTTCCGTCTGGAGCAGTGTTAACAAAAGTTACAACTCTTCCAATTGAGATTGCAGGTAAAGTAAATACAACACCATCTGTAGATGAAGTAATTGTTTTTCCTGAATCACCATTAGCTATTGTGTAGTTTGCTGATTTGTTTTCTAGATTAAACCCAGTTAAACCTGCTTCGTTAAATTTACCTTGCAGTACTGGTCCTCTAAATAGTGTTTGTGCCATGATTGTTCTCCTAGTTAAATTCCACATAGTCTCTAGGCCGTCGACTATACTGCGTCTATGCAGAATATTAATTTATGTATAGTGTGTAATTTGTATACTACTTTTGAATAGAGTGCAAGAGATCCTACAGTGTGGAGTGAATTTCCAACGATGTAGCTTGTTAATTAAGTAGCTACTGAAACTTCTGGAGCAACGTTTTCAACGTTGTTTTGTAAATGGGCTATTCTAGCTTCTTCTAGCTTGATGTCAGTAATGATTTCTTTAACTTTATCATCAATTCTAACCATGTTAAGAGTATATCTATTATTATCTAGATGCTCTTGTTCCCACTTCAACTCCAAGGACCTTTTTGCTTTGTATAGGTCTTGTATCATAAACAACCTCCTCAAAAGTTATTCTATTTAATCCCGTGTGATAGCTTTCTCCGAGATCTTCCCATTTTATACTGCTTTCTCCTAGTTTGTCAAGTATTGCATTTTCAACAGATTTAGAATTATCTTCTGCTAATAATTCAAATTTAGCATGATGATTGTAAGCCCATATATTTATAAGAAGTTTTTTCATGTATTCCTTTATTACTTTCATAACGAGGCGGGAAAATCCCGCCTCATCATATTTAATTATTAAGCACCTTCTGATGCAAAAATACCTCTAAAGTCAGAAACTCCAAAAGAGTATCTTTCTCTAGCTTTGTATCTTACATTACCAGTGTCGAAGTCACCTTCCATAGCTGTTTTAATAGCTGATCTTTGGAAGTACTTCATTCCATTTGGAACATCTGTAGTGATAAAGAATGCATCTGGATCAGTTAAGAAATTGTTAACCACATAACCTTGTGGAACCATTCCCATTGATTTAATTGCATTGATATCATTATCAGCAGTACCAACTCTTTGGTCAGACTTCATAAGTCTCTCAGCAGTAAATTGAAGCTCAGATGGAATAATCATTTTCATTCCTCTTGCAGCAATTTTTAGACCTCTTTCGTCCGTCATTCCAGCGATGTCTATTAAAGACTGCTCTAATGAAGTTTCGTTAAGATCTGACTGAGTAGCTAGTGTATTAGCTACAGTACCATTGATAGTAGGGTGAGAAAGGTTAAATAGAGAAACTCCATCACCTGAATCATAACCATCAGTAGTAGGTAGACCTTGAGTTAAAGGATTTACCGCTTTAACTTGTTTAGTCTGAGCCATTGATCTAGCTAGCGCTTTTGTATATCTAGACGCAAGTCTATCATACAAGTTATCCTCAATCGCTTCTTCAGTGATTGCGAATGCTAAAGCTACAGTCTCATGAGTGTATCTTGCTGTGTAAGTCTCTTGAGCATTGTCAAAAGTTACGCCAGAACCCTCAGGTTTAACCTGTGCTGAAGCAAAACCAGATAACATTACTTCTTCTTCAAACGCTCTGTCTGATGATTCAGTATCGTATATCTCAGCGTGCTGATTTTCGTAGTTTTTATATTCCAAGCCAAATAAAGCATTTAAACCTGGTTCTAGTTCTTTTACTAGTTGTCCTCTTGATATAGCCATTATATTCCTACCGTTCCTTTTAAGAAGTGTTCGTTAATAATAACTACTGCATT